TATCAAACCAAAACCAGTCGCTCCACTGAAAGATGTTGAGCCAGTCGTAGGTGATGACAGAACGACAGCAATGCGACAAATGTTACAACAATTAAATCAATAGAAAAGAGGAAAAATATATGACAACATTACAAGCAGGAACATTATTTAAACCAGAATTGGTTAAAGAATTAATTTCAAAAGTGCAAGGAACATCAGTATTAGCTCAGTTATCAAAACAAACACCAATCCCATTTAACGGAACAGAACAATTTATCTTCAATTTAGAAGGAGCTGCTCAAATTGTTGGAGAAGGTAAAAAGAAAGAAGCAGGAGAAGCTAAAATTGAATCTGTAATCATCAAACCTTTAAAATTCGTTTACCAAGCGCGTATTTCAGACGAATTCTTACGTGCTTCTGAAGAAAAACAAATTGAATATATGTCATTGTTTACCGATGGTTTTTCTAAAAAAATCGCTCAAGCGTTCGACATTGCAGCTTTGCATGGAGTAGAGCCAAAAACATTAACGGATGCAACTTTTAAAGCTACTAACTCATTTGATGGTTTAGTGACAACTAATGTCGTAACTTATGCAGAAGCTAAAATTGATGAAAATATTGAAGATGCCATTCAGACGGTCATTGCGACTGATAATGATGTGACAGGTATTGCTATGTCACCAGTTTCAGCTCGAGCAATGTCTAAACTTAAAGACAAAAACGATATTTCAAGATACCCTCAATTCAGTTTTGGCGGAAAACCAACAGAATTCGCTGACCATACATTGCAAATTAACAAAAACTTGGCAAAACAAGGCGGTACTTTAGAAAAAGACCATGTAATTGTAGGAGATTTTGAAAATCGCTTCAAATGGGGATACGCTGAAAACATGCCTTTAGAAATCATCAAATATGGTGACCCAGACGGAACTGGTCGTGACTTAAAAGCTTATAACGAAATCTGCTTACGTGCAGAAGCTTTTATCGGCTGGGGAATTTTAGATGCAACAGCATTCGCTCGAGTTAAAGAAGCGTAGGAGGTAATTTATGCCAACTTATCGAAATGTAAACAATGGAGTAGAAATTTCAGTAGAAAGTGAACTTTCTGGAGATTGGGAACTCGTCGAAGAAAAGAAAACTAAAGCTAAACCGAAGAAAGAAGCAAAGGATGATGAATAATGGACTCATTTGCGACTTTAGACGATTTACAGCGACTATGGAAACGACTACAACCGTCTGAACTTGATAGAGCGAAGGCGCTTCTTGCCACTGTATCTGACATGCTGAGGGAAGAGGCTCGTCGCTATGGAAAAGATTTAGATAACATGGTTGTAGAGCGTTCTAGTTATGAGAACGTGGTTAAGTCTGTAGTAGTTGATATTGTAGCTCGTACATTAATGACTTCTACAGAACAAGAGCCGATGACTCAATTCAGCCAAAGCGCTTTAGGTTATTCAGTGAGTGGCTCGTATCTCGTTCCTGGTGGTGGTATCTTTATCAAGAATGCAGAATTGAAACGATTAGGCTTCACTAAGCAACGGATTGGAGTGATAGAATTCTATGATTAAAGGAATTACTGTCACATTAGTAGATCGTGTTAAAACTGGTGAAGATGAAATGGGTGCTGCAACATACGATGATGTAGAAATTCAAGTAGAGAATGTTTTAGTTTCTCCTACTGAAGCTACTGACATCATTAACCAGGTTCAACTATATGGAAAGAAAGCAGTGTATACACTCGGAATTCCTAAAGGAGATACTCATAATTGGAAAGATAGGGAAGTTAAATTCTTTGGGGAAACATTTCGAACATTCGGACCAGTTGTAGAAGGAATTGAATCTATGGTACCAACTGCCTGGCACAAGAAAGTGACGGTAGAAAGATATGAGTAGCTCATTTAAATTCAAGTTAAACACAAAAGGTGTTGGTGAATTTTTAAAATCTGAGTCTGTTCAGAAGATGATTAGTGAACGAGCCAACGAGATTGCTAGTCGAGCAGGAACTGGATATGAAGCAGATACTCAAATCGGTCAGAAACGTGCCACAGGACGAGTTAAAGCTGCTACAGCTAAAGCTAAAAAGGATAATAAGAAAAACAATACACTATTGAAGGCGGTGAGAGGTTGATAGAGATTGAAATTAGAAAATTCATGATAGCTAAGTTGGAATGCCCAGTTGTATTCGAGCTTGCACCTAAGATGCCAGATAAATTTGTATTAATTCAAAAAACAGGTAGCTCTAAGCGAAATAAATTATTAGCCTCTACATTTGCTTTCCAATCTTATGGAAAGTCGATGTATGAGGCTTCTTTGTTGAACGAAAATGTGAAAGAAGTAGTTGAACAGTTAGTCGAATTAAACGACGTATCTGATGTTAGTTTAAACAGCGATTACAACTATACAGATATAGAATCAAAAAAATACAGATATCAAGCAGTGTTTGATATCAGACATTATTAGAAATGAGGGAAAAATATGGCAGAAAAAAACAACGCGAGTAACGTAACCGCAGCTAAACCTAAGATTGGTGGAGCTATTTATATGGCGCCAACAGGTACAGAATTACCTACTGATGCAGAAACAGCTTTAAATGCTGCATTCGTAAACTTAGGTTTCGTATCTGAGGACGGTTTAGAAAATGCTAACAGTGCATCGTCTGACAACGTTAAGGAATGGGGCGGGTCAATCGTAAACACAACGTTGAAAGAAAAAGAGGACAAATTCAAGTTCACTTTAATTGAAGCATTAAACTTACACGTATTGAAATTAATTTACGGTGAAAAGAACGTAACTGGAACTTTAGAAGCAGGAATCACTGTTAAAGCTAAAGCTGAAGATTACGAAGAAAAATCATTTGTAGTGGATATGGTACTAAAATCAGGAGTTATTAAACGTATGGTACTTCCGCTTGCTAAAGTGTCAGAAGTAGGTGACGTTAAGTATGCTGGTGGAGAAAACATCGGTTATGAAACTACTTTATCAGCGTTCCCCGATGGCGACGGAGCCACTCATTACGAATACATTAAGAAAGTAGGTTAATTATGGTTAAAGGGAAAACATCTTCCGGATTTAAATTCCAAATCAATGAAAGCACAATTAACGATGACTATGAGCTATTAGAACTACTTGGAGAACTAGAAGAGAATCCTATTCTAATTTCTAAAGTCGTTCGAAAAGTTCTAGGCCCTGATGCAGCGGCTGCATTAAAAGATCATGTACGAGATGAAAATGGAGTTGTATCCATTCAGAAAATGAATGAAGAAATTACTGAGATTTTCACACAGGCAAAAGCCTTAAAAAAATAATGGCCCTTGCAAGAATGATTGCGACTGATGAAGATGCTTTAATTTGCGATTTAGCAGAAACATATAATATCTATGACTATCGACGGCTACCGGTTTTAACGGTGGCCGTGTTTTCTTTAGGTTTGAGACAAAACTCAAGAATTAAGATGATCATGTCTGGAAATAGAATCACGTTAGAAGAGTCGTTACTAGCTTGTGCCGTGGATAGATTAAGCATACTAGCATGGCAGAAGACGAAAGACGGTTCGAAAGGTACTAATGTGCCTCAATCGATTCTAGGAAAATTACTAGGTATAGATGAGCGCAAATCAGAGTCAGATACTCAGACATTTAGTTCTGGCAAGGAGTTCTTAAGAGAAAGAAATAGATTATTAGGGAAGGAGGAAACTTAATGGCAACAGAATTAGGTACTGCTTATGTTCAGATAATCCCATCGGCTGACGGAATCAAAGGAATGATTGAAAAGGCTATGGGAACAGAAGTAGTCGGTGCCGGAGATAAAGCTGGACAAGGTTTCATGAAAAGCTTTGCTGGTACAGTCACTAAGATGATTGCTGCAATTGGGATTGGTAAAGTTATTAAGGATACCTTATCTTCTTCATTAAACGAAGGTGCAGCACTTCAGCAATCGCTCGGTGGTATTGAAACGCTATTCAAAGGCAGTGCCGATATCGTTAAAGGATACGCTAAAGAAGCGTATAAGACAACTGGACTATCAGCTAATGCTTACATGGAATCTGTAACAGGATTTAGTGCCAGTTTACTTCAATCATTAGGTGGAGATACTGGTAAAGCTGCAGAGATAGCAAACATGGCAATGATTGATATGTCAGATAATGCTAATAAGATGGGTACATCGATGGAAAGCATTCAATTTGCATATCAAGGATTTGCCAAGCAGAACTATACCATGTTAGATAACCTAAAGCTTGGCTATGGTGGTACTAAGGAAGAAATGCAACGTCTTCTTACTGACGCTCAAAAGCTCACAGGAGTTAAATACGATATAAACAATTTATCTGATGTCTATCAAGCAATCCACGCGATTCAAGAAAACTTAGACATTACCGGAACAACCGCAAAAGAAGCATCTTCTACATTCACCGGTTCATTTGCATCCATGAAGGCTGCAGCACAAAACGTACTTGGAAATATGGCCCTTGGTGAGGATTTAACACCATCGTTAGAGGCCTTAAAAGAAACCGTGCATACGTTTGTATTCGGAAACTTCATTCCAATGCTAAAAAATGTGGTTAAAGCAATTCCAGAAGTATTAGGATTCGCCATCAAAGAAGGATTAACAGCTATCTTTGGTGAGTCTACAACACAAACGATAATTAATAACCTATCAACGGCCTTTGAAAATATTAAAGGTGCAGTTAGTGGTATTGGTGACTTGTTTGGAGGATTTGTTGACAAATTAAAAGGTATTCTTGGAATTAGTGGTGACGTTGGAGAACTAGGAACTGCATTTGAAGGCATTACTGGTGCAATTAGCACAGTTACAGACTGGATTAAGCAGTTTGTAGATTGGATTAACCAAACACCAGCCGCAGTCGATTCTGTAACAGCAGTTTTAGCAGGATTAGCAGCAGGCTTTGTCGCTTTAAAAGTTGTAGATACGGTCAAGAGTGCAATTGATGGATTCAAGACTGGATTAACGGCTGCTAAAGGTGGAATGGTTGCATTTAACGCGATTGTTTCCGCGAATCCATTTACAGCCTTAATCGTAGGGGTTACTGCTGTAGTAGCTGCATTAACCTGGTTCTTTACTCAGACAGAGACAGGTAAAGCTATTTGGCAAGGTTTTACAGAATTCCTATCTAGTGCATGGACTTCTATTTCAAGTTTCTTAATTGATACTTGGAATAATATCGCTCAAACAGCGACAGCCATTTGGGAAGGTATTGTAAGTGTCGCAACGGCTATTTGGAGTGCTATCACTGGCGCAATTATGGCGGTTGTTCAACCATTTATCGACGCATTCATGGGTCTATGGAACGGAATGAGCTCAGGAATCTCTCAAATATTTGATGGATATGTTACATACTTAACTGGAGTATGGGAAGTTATCAAATCAGTATTCCTGGGAGCAATCCTAATTATCATTGATTTAGTAACACTTAATTTCGGGCAATTAGGAACGGATTTAGGTGCTATTTGGGATGGAATTTCGAATGGAATATCAATGATGTGGGAAGGTATTAAATCGGTGTTCTCAGGGGCAGTCGACGCAATTGTAGGAGGTGTCCAAGCCACATTTAATGGAATGGCCGAATTCTTGAGCGGACTATGGGACGCTATTTCTGGTGCAGCTATTGCAGGTTGGAATGGATTAGTTTCTGGAGTTCAAGGAATCATCGACGGATTAGTTTCTGGAGCGCAAGCCGCTTGGGACGCTATGTCTAATGCTGTTGATAGCTTAGTTTCTGGAATTACTGGAATCTTTGATGGCTTATGGAATATCGACTTAGGTGCAGCAGGGCAAGCTATCATGGATGGTTTTCTCGGTGGATTGAAAGCTGCTTGGGGAGCTGTTACAGACTTCGTTGGAGGAGTTGCGAACTGGATTCGAGACCATAAAGGTCCAATCGAGTACGATAGAAAGTTATTAATTCCTGCAGGTAATGCTATCATGGAAGGGTTAGACCAAGGATTACAAGATCAATTTAAGGATGTCAAACAAACGGTCGGAGGAATGGTTGATGAAATTTCAGACGTATTTTCAGAAGACAACCTGGATTTTAATTCCTCTGTATCCCTTACTAAAACCCTTGAGACACAATTGGCTATGCCGTCAACCCAATTTGAGGCCCATGAGAGTAAAACCGTTTCTGAGATAGCGAATCTGAGAGCAAGTATGGAGAGAATCCTTACTGCTATCCTTGAAAAATCGTCAGATGTTTATCTGGACAATGACATTATCTCGCTTAAAACCTATGAACAACACGGTGCAATTTATGCAAGGGAGGGAATCTAATGGATTATATGATCATCAATGGTTTTAACACATCAACCCTTCCTAATTGTGTTGTGACTGACTTTGGGAAGGTGGAGGCGGCTACGCCAAAAGGAGAGAAGGCAACTCTTTATGGAGTTAATGGTAGTTACCGTGTGTTAGACGGTTCTTTCGACAGTTACGAAAGGCCCTTCACTATCTATGTTAAAAAAATGGTTGATATTGAAAGTATTCTTGATAAGTTTCAATCGAATGATAATGTTTTGGAATTTAGCTATCAGCTTGGCTCATTGTTTTATGCTAACTTTGTGAATGCTAGTTATAAACCTTTTGGGAATGATGCTTGGAATTTAGAAATCAAGTTAGACATGCAACCGTTCAGATATCCGAAGAATATCGCACCAGTCGTATTAACAAGCGCTGGAACGATTGAGAATATCGGTACGGTCTATTCAGAGCCTATCATCGAGATTGAGGGCGATGGGGATGTATCACTTACAATTGGCAATAAGACAATGTATCTGACTGTAAATACAAAAACTACAATCGATTGCAGGCAAGGAAAACAAAATATCTTTAATGCCAGTGGGACAGTGCAGAACACTCTTAGAAAACGTGGAGGATTTTTTGAAATACCTGTTGGTAGTAATGGTGTGACATTTACTGGTAATGTACGCAAGGTGACTATTCGTCCTAATTGGAGGTATCGAGTATGATTTACTTAACAGAAGGGAATATTCCTCTTAATGCCGCGTACGATGATAACATCACACAAGAAGCAAATAGCACCTATCAATTAATATTCAAATTCCCTACTAACAACATTTTATGGCAATGGTTGAGAGAAGAAACTTTCTTGACTGCTGATGATCTACACGGCGAGCAGGATTTTGTCATTTTCGAGGTTGAGAAGAAGCATGGCTATATTCAGGTCTATGCTAACCAAGTATTCACTCTCTTGAATAACTATGTGGTCAATTCTATCTCTTTGGATAGAGTGACTGGTTCGACTGCTTTAAGTCAATTTGCTGGGAGCATTACTCGTGACAATCCATTCTCATTTTTCTCTGATATTGAAGATAGACACACCTTCAATGTTGAATCTAAGAATGCCATGGAGGCATTTGCGAAAGATAAGCATTCTATTATTGGTCAATGGGGCGGTGATTTAGTCAGACATGGGTATCAAGTACGATTACTAAAAAATGGCGGTTCGGAAAACGAATCGCTTTTTATGTACAAAAAGAACCTGTCTAGCTATCAGCAAAAAACCTCTACCAAGTCTTTGAAGACTCGAATTACTTTCATCGCGACAGTCAAAGGTGAGGGAGAAAAGGCGCCTGACCGCAAGTTTTCTGTAGTTGTGGATAGTCCGCTAATTAACAAATATGGTCAGATTTATGAAGATGTTGTAGAAGTTAATGACCAAGATGTTAAGGATGAAGCAAGCCTTAGAGAATATGGCAAGCAGTATTTTAGAACAAGCCTATGCGATATGCTTGAAAATAGCATCGAGATTGACGTTGTGGGTCAGAGCGATGTTCCTGTCCAGATGTTCGATGTGGTAGGTATCTACCATGAAACATTCGATTTAGACGTAAGGAAGAAAATCACTAAATATACCTACTCACCAATTGCTAAGAAATTGAAGTCTATTGGCTTTGGTCAATTCCAGTCAGGTCTTGCAAATGCGATTGGTAACGCAGTAAGCGATGCTATTAAGAGTGAAACACAGCAATTTCAAAGTAATTTTGAAC